CTACTTGTTATAGTAGCGGGGGATCCAGCCGCCATAAAAGCGGAATAGGCCGAATGCCCAACGCTTGAAGCTAAAGATGAATTATCAGTATTACTAATAGCCTGAGAAGATAATTCCCCAGAAATAGGAATATCTTGGCCGGAACCGAATAGTTCAAAATTTACGCTGCATTGCACAGGAGAGTAGGGAGAAACGGACACGCTATAAGAAGTGAGAAGACCTTCCCCGCTTATGCCCCCGAATTTAATTGATATTCCAGAGCTTTGCGGCTTTTTGGAACTTTTCAACCCATTCGCTACGTGATTTATAATATTAAAATCGCCTCTGGATTTTACTCTGTTAATATAGCCAGACAACACTGGCGTATAAGAAAAAGACAGGCTAGCGGTCCTTGCTCCTTGTGGAGTTTGTTCTGCTGCTCCTTTTTTGCCTATTGCGTAAGCCGGTTGTAAATCTGCCGCTTCGGTTAAGCTGCAATTATATGCTAATACTTTCTCTACTCTAGAGTCATACTCTATAACCAACGGTACCTTGTCATATCTAATTGAAGCCATTTTAGTTCCTTAGTATAGTCCCGACTAAAGTAAAGTCTATCTCTACATTTCCATTATTATCTGACTGATATTGTTCAGAGACTAGTAGCATATTGTTAAAAGAGAAAGTTTTTATATTTTCTGTTGAATTATTTTTATTTATCTCTACATTCACATTCTTAAATACAGTTTCCTCTGGGACAAATCTCATATTTTTAATTTTGTAATCGTCGGCGTCTATAGAAAATTGTAGAGTAACGTTTAAAGGAGAGTCTGAAACTACTTCTGAAGGCGTTTTGTCGTTAAAAGCGTACACTGGAGTTCTTGGAGACTGTATGTCGATAGAGTAGCTATTCACTCTATTTGATACAGCCTCGTCCAAATCAATATTTATTGAATTGTATCCAGCTATTTTTAATTCTGTGTCGTGAGGTGTTATTGAATCAAAATCTACATAATTTCCTGTTCCCATCTCCCCGTAAATTTCCGCACTCATACTTGTCGAAGGAATCTCTCCTATTGAGCAAGAAGAAGAGTAGGAAGTCAGATACGCCTCTGTAAACTTTACTTTCTCATTTTTGTACTCTACTTGGCCGCTGAAAGGCAATTCGCCAGTAAACCCCACAAAGAAATCGTCGTAAACCATTAAGCTATTAGCTTGCATTGAGGCAGTTTGAGGGGAATTTGGCGCATAGATTACTTTTTCTAGCCCTAGAGTAGATATTGGGGCGGCAGTCGTTTCATAGCCAAAAGAAAGGCTCTGAAGCGCATTAACGCCGGTGCCGTTAACCGCTAACTTCTGACCTTCTCTCCTTATCCTTGATAACATCTACATTATTTACACTTTTTAGTGTAATATTTTGAGAGGTATAAGGAAAAATGGCTGACGAAAATAGCATTTACAATATAACAGAACATGATGCTGCGGTGACCTATGATAAAGATAGTATTGTAGCGTCGTTTGAACGCTTTACGCCGTCAAATATCCCTAAATCCGTAAAATACTACTATAGCACCTCAAACAATAATCTAAACAATACTCCATCTCCTGACTCTAGTATTTGGGGTGGCGTAACTAAAGTAGAAGGTAAAAATAAAGCTAAATTTATTTGGAAGCCTTCCTACAATTTATCAGTTAATCACACCCCAAGGACAATTAACATATCTTTTGGAAATGGATACGAGCAAAGATTTCAAGATGGTATCTTTAATGACTTGATAAAAATTAACTTAAAATTTGAACATAGAGATATCAAAGAAGCTAAAGCAATAAATCATTTCTTAAAATCAAGAAAAGGTGTTGAGTCATTTGTTTTCGAAAACATACAAGAACCTCATAACGACTTGACTGCCGGAGGGCACGTCAAACTTTTTATATGTAAAACTTGGGATAGTGAATTTGTTTTCTATAATAATTATACAGTAACTGCACAATTTGAACAAGTCAGCGTCTAATGCCAGATCAGTATAATATAATGGATAAAGCTCAGGCTAAGACTTCGATCAAGTCTTTAATGTTTGAAGCTTCTAAGCTCGACCCATCTGCTTTAATGAATTTTTTTGAAATAGATTTGAGTAGCGTAGTAAAATCTATTAATTCTAGCTTAGTTCAAGATGCAAATGAAGTAGATATAGACTTTACTGCCGAAAGTGGAGAAGAGAATATATTAAGGTTTCATAACAACATAAAAGTTATGAACTCTTATATAACTTGGCAAGGGAATGTATATTTTCCAATACCAATAGAGGCTCAAGGCTTTGATATAAGCTCGAGGGGAACTTTGCCAACTCCAATATTAAGACTTACAGCGCAAAACGAAGAAGGTATCGGTGCATTAAAAATATTAAGGAGAACAATAGACAAGTACGGCGATATTGTTGGAGCTAAAGTTACTAGAATCAGAACTTTTGCCAAATACTTAGATTCTGCCAACTTTTCAGATATTAGTCAGCCCAACAAGTCGCAAGGAAGTTATGCCTCAAGCTTCCCAGATGGATATGAGCCAGATCCTTATTCAGAATTTCCCAGAGACATATTTTATGTAGAAAGAAAAACAAACGAAAACAAAGTAAACTTGGAGTACGAACTTAGTGCCTTAATGGATGTAGAAGGTATAAAGCTCCCAAGAAGAGTCGTGCTTTCTCAAAAGTGCGGATTTACTTATAGAGGGTGTGGATGTTTTTACGAAGGAGATGGAAATACAGCACAAACTCAAGCCGACCATTTATATAATAAATGTGAATTAAAAAGATCAGAATTGTCTCTACCTGAATCTGCGCCACCAGTCTACACAGTCAGAGATGAGAGTATTAAATATATGCTCGGCGGCATCAATTTAACAGATCAAGGTTCTTGGGAAAATCAACCTTACCTTAAAGGAGACTTTGTTTACGTGCTAAAGAATAATATTAAGTATTACTTTGTAGCCAGAAAGAATATACCTACTGGTCAAGGGGCAAAGTATGCTCCGCCAAATCCAGACTACTGGATAGCTGATATGTGCTCAAAGACTCTTCAGGGCTGTAGAAAAAGGTGGGGAGCAAATGGCGCTGTCGTAGTCGGAGAAAATAGCGACTTCGCAAAAGGAGAGCTACAATTTGGAGGTTTTCCAAATGCAACTAGATTAGACCAAACAATGTAAAATGACTTTATCTGACGAAGCAAGATTTGAAATAAGAAAGCATGCTCTAGAAAATTCTAAAGAGGAATGCTGCGGCTTGCTTGTGGAAACTAAAAACGATTTTGATCTAAAAGTGTTAAGATGTAAAAACTTGGCCGAAAATAAAAATAGCTTTTTTTCTCTTAATCCAAAAGATTTTCTGAAGGGTTCTATGCTTGGAAAAATAAAAGCCATCTATCACTCACATATTACAGATAATGAAAATTTTAGTGAGACCGACAAAGAGAATAGCAGAAAACATAAGATAGACTACATTCTATATAACACAAAAAAAGATTCATTTCATTTTTACGGATACAAAAGTAACTCTATTAGCGAAATTTCCAAAGAATTTATTTGGGGCGTGGCTGACTGCATAATCTTAGTTAAAGAATATCTCAATGAAAACAATATACCTTTTGACATGCCTGAGTCTCACTACAAAGCTAGGCATAATAAATCTTGGAGCTCTAAATGGTTTGAAAAATTCCCAAATGCCATACAAGATGTAATTACAGTAAACAAAGGTCTAAGAAAATTAGACAAAAAAGAAGAGATGAAAGAGAATGATATATTATGTATGTGCATTTTCAAAAGTAAAGCTACGCCAATTTACGATCATTTCGCAATATATTTGGGACAAAACAAAATTTACCACCATGCTGTAAATAGATACCCATCCATAGAAGAACTGGGTAAATTTTACAAAGCAAAACTTGTGGACGTGTATAGATATTGTAAAAATGAAGGATAAACTAGTTTCAATAAAATTGCACGGAGTCTTAGCTGATCAAATCGGTAGAGACATCTGGAAGCTATCTGTTTCTTCCGTTGGAGAAGCCCTCAGAGCCATTGACGCGCAAAGCAAAAAGCTTTTTAGTAGCTTCATACAAAACGACAAAGATAATATAAAGTATAGAGTTCTGATTAACAATAAAGATT